GTGATCCGGCGTTCTTTGACCTGATCAAGTCCGACTATCTGCGGCCCGAGGCCCCGCCCTTTGCCGATTGTTTCCGCCGGGCGCAGCGGGTTGCCGCCCGGCAGGGCTGGGCCGTGCTGCCCGAGCGGACGATGCGGCGGCGGCTGGATGCGGCGGTGTCCGAGGCAACGCAGCTGCTGGCCCGCAAGGGGATCGATGCGGTCAAGCGCCGCTATCCGCCGCAGGTGCGCGACAAGACCGCGCTGGTGGCGATGGAGGCGGTGAACGCCGACTTCCACAAGTTCGACGTCTTCGTGCGCTGGCCTGCGCCGCGCGGCGAAGAGCCTGCGATCCTGCGCCCGCAGATGGTCGCGTTCCAGGACATTCATTCGGGGCGGATCGTGGCCTGGCGGGTGGATGTCAGCCCGAATTCCACGGCCGTCATGCTGGCCGCTGGCGACATGATTGAGACTTACGGCATCCCCGAGCGGGTGGTGATGGACAACGGGCGAGAGTTTGCCGCCAAGGCGATCAGCGGCGGGGTATCGACCCGGTTCCGGTTCAAGGTCAAGGAGGATGATATCCCCGGCCTGCTGGTGTCGCTGGGCTGCCAGGTCCACTGGGCCACGCCCTACAGCGGGCAATCCAAGCCGATTGAACGGGCGTTCCGCGACATGTGTTCCAGCATTTCCAAGGACCCGCGTTTCGCCGGGGCCTATACCGGCAACCGCCCGGATGCGAAGCCGGAGAACTACGGCAGCACGGCCATTGATCTGGACCGGTTCCTGGCCGTGCTGGCCGAGGGGATTGAAGAGCATAACACCCGGCAGGGGCGGCGGTCGGAAGTGGCCTGGGGCCGGTCGTTCGCCGAGGTGTTCGACGAAAGCTATGCCAGCGCGCCGGTCAGGAAGGCGACCGAGGCGCAGCGGCGGCTGTGGCTGCTGGGGGCTGAAGGGCTGCGGGCCGACAGCAAGACCGGGGCGGTCTGGTTCCAGGGCAACGAGTTCTGGGCATCCTGGATGGGCGAGATTGCCGGCCAGCGGGTGATTGTGCGGTTTGACCCGGCGGCGTTCTGGGATGGCTTGCACATCTACGGGGCGGACAACGCCTATCTGGGGCATGCCCCGGTGCGCCAGAAGGCCGGGTTCTTTGATGCCGACGAGGCGCGCGCCCATGCCCGCGCCCGGCGCGACTGGATGAATGCCGAGAGACGCGCGCTGGAGGCGCACCGCCGGTTCACCACCCGCGAGATCGGGACGATGCTGGACGATACCGCCCCGCCCGCCGGGCCGGTACCGGAGTCAAAAGTGGTGCGCGGCACCTTCGGCAAGGGTCCGGCACGGGCCGGGGCCGTTGCGGCCGAGCCGGTGCCCGACACCACGGCGCTGCAGGCCGGGATCGTGGCCGATCTGGCGGCCCGCCGCAGCGCCGCAGCACCCGCGCCCGAGGAACAGGCGCGCGACCGGTTCCGCCGTGCGCTGGAACTGGAGCGGCAGGACAGCCCGACCATCGAGCAGCAGCGCTGGCTGAGCGCCTATCAGGCAACCCCGGAATACCGGGCGGAGCGGATGCTTTGGGATGACCTGGGGGATGCGATTTTCGGGTGAGGGCAATGAAAAACCGCCGGGTGCGGGGGCACCACGGCGGCTGGTAACGGGCAGGTTTCACGTACCCCAAGCAAGGAGTGAATGATGACAGATACCCCAAGACTTTACAACAGCGTTGCGCCACTGGCGAATGTGGCGCTGCTGCTGGGGCTGGCGACGCGGCTGCAGGACCGCGCACCTGGCCTGCCCGGCATGGGCACGTTCTACGGCCCGGCCGGGTGGGGCAAGACCACCGCAGGCATCTATGTGACCAACCGGCTGAACGCCTGCCATGTCGAGGCGCTGCCCTTTGGCGGCATCCGCAGCCTTCTGGCGATGATCGTGACCGAGCTTGGCCTGCGCCCGCTGCGGTCACTGGATGATCTGTTTGCCCAGGCCTCTGGCGAGCTGGCCCGCACCGCGCGCCCGCTGATCCTGGACGAGGCGGACCATCTGCTGTCGGCCCGGATGATCGAGACGATCCGGCGGCTGCATGATGTGTCGGGCGCGCCGGTGATCCTGATGGGCGAGGAACTGCTGCCGCAGAAGCTGATGCAGTGGGAACGGGTGCACAGCCGGATGCTGAGCCGGGTTGCGGCCCAGCCCGCGACGCTGGACGATGTGAAACATCTGGCCCCGATCTATGCGCCCGGCATCGAGATTGACGATGCGCTGAAGGCAGCCCTGCTGGCCGCGTCAAAGCACAGCATCCGGCATGTGTCGACCAACCTGGCCAACCTGCGCGAATTCGCGCAGCTGCGCGGGCTGACGCGCCTGACCGCTGCCGACTGGGGCAAGACCGCGTTCCACAGTGCCGATGCGCCTGCCGCGAGGCGGTTCGCATGAGCGTGGCCGTGACACTGAAGAACCGCGAGGCGGTGGAAGAGGCAGCCTGGATGCTGGCCCTTCGGCTGCCGCAGTTCGGCTATGCCGAGATCGCGGCCGGGATGAAGATCAGCATCGAGCAGGCCACGCGCATCGTGCGCGGCTGGCATGCGCAGGGGGCGCTCGAGCCGCTGCAATCCGGCGCTGGCCTGCGCAAGCTGTGGAAAGTCAGGCCGGGGTGCGACCGCCCCATCGCCCCCGCGCCACAGGGCCGCACCGCCGAGGAAAACCTGTGGACCTCGATGCGCGGGCTGCGCATCTTTACCCCAACCGACCTGGCCGCCCATTCCAGCACCGATCTGGTCATTGTCGCCACGGCGGATGCCCAGGCCTATTGCCGGGTGCTGCTGGCGGGCGGCTATCTGCGGGTGGAGCGCAAGGCGGCCCCTGCCCGAGCGCAGGAGGCGATCTATCGGCTGATCCGCAATACCGGGCCGCGCCCGCCTCGTGCCGTGCGCGTCAGCGCCGTGGTGGATGACAACACCGATATGGTCACCCTGCTGGGAGACCGGTCATGACCCAGACACCGCTGGACGTGGCCCGCGCGGCCTGGGGCGAGGCCCTGCCGGACTGGATCGAGGCGCTGGCGATCGAATGCGCCAAGGCCAGCCAGAACAGGGTGGCCGAGCGGCTGGGCCGGTCTGCCGCGATGATCAGCCAGATCCTGCGCGCCAAGTATCCCGGCGATCTGGCCGGGTTTGAAGAGCGGTTCCGGGGCGTGTTCCAGGCCCAGGCGCTGGACTGCCCCGCGCTTGGGCTGATCCCCAGCAACGAATGCCAGGACTGGCGGGTGAAGGGGCGCGTCTTCGCCGCCGGAAACCCGCTGCGGACCCGGATGTTCCGGGCCTGCGCGGCCTGCCCCAGAAACAGGAGCGAGGGATGACGACAGCAGCAGAACGGGCAGGCAAGGAACCCTGGACCGAGGCGCGGATGATCGAACTGGCGGCGCGGGCCCTCGGCAAGGTCGATGGGCTGGGCCTGCGGGGTGTCACCCTGTGCAGCGCCAATGAGATTGCCGCAATGGCGGGGGTTCTGGCGCTGCTGGGCCTGCCCGCCATCCCGCCCGGCGCCCCGGTGCCGGACAGCTTGAGAGAGACCTTCAAGGGAGTTTCAAAACCATGACAGAGTTGAATTTCACGCCCGTGCCGCCTCTTTGTGCAGAGGTGAACGGCAAGGTCTATATGGCCACCGCCAAGGGCGGGTTGCAGCCCGTCGAGACGATCAAGCCGCAGCACCTGCTGGAGGATGAGGTGGTGCGCAAGATCGTGGGCTACAGCCTGGCGCTGAGCGACCAGGTCGCGCGGTTCAAGGCCCATACCTTTGACGATATCAGCGGGTTCGAGGCGCTGCTGGAGCAGGAATACGGCGCAAAGGTGGGCGGGCCGAAGGGCAACAAGACACTGCAAAGCTATGACGGGCGGATGAAGGTGCAGGTGCAGGTCGCCGACCGCATCGACTTCGGCCCCGAGTTGCAGGTGGCGAAAAGCCTGCTGGATCAATGCCTGACCGAATGGGCGGCGGATTCGGGTCCCGAAATCCGCACCATCGTGACGCGGGCCTTCAACACCGACAAGGCGGGCCAGATCAACCGGTCCGAGATTTTCATGCTGCTGGGGCTGGACATCAAGGACGAGCGCTGGACGCGCGCCATGGCCGCGATCCGCGACGCGATCCGCGTGGTCGGGTCAAAGACCTATGTGCGGGTGTTCATGCGTGATGCGCCCGATGCCGCCTGGCAGGCGGTCAGCATCGATCTGTCGAAGGCGTGAGGGGGATGGGCATGAACCGGATGACCCAGGCGCAGCAGCGCGAAATGTCCGAAGCCGAGCAGATGGTGGGCGAGGCCTTTGCCCGCCTGCAGCCCGAGGCGATTGCCGACATCACCGCGCGGGTGCTGACCACCCGCTTCGGCGCGGCGCGCACCGAGCAGGTGGGGGAGCGGATTGCCCGCGCGGGGCATATGGCCGGGCGGGGGCAGTGATGCACCTGGCATCGTATCTGGTCAATAACTGGGGGGCCTGTGCAGTCCCGCACTGCCGCTGTCGCTGTTCCCGACCGAATTGCAAGTGCGGTGGCGGGACGTGGCTCGGCACAGGCTGCCCTGATTGGCAACCGACACCCGCAAGGGACTACACCGAACTGGCGGTGTGGCAGCGCAAAATGAAAGGCGGTCAGTGATGACCGTCTATGTCGACAACATGCGGGCCAAGGTCCGGGGCATGGTGATGTGCCACATGCTGGCCGACAGCACGGCTGAGCTGCTGGCCATGGCTGACCGGATCGGGGTGGACCGCAAGCATCTGCAGGATGCGGGGACATACCGCGAGCACCTCGACATCTGTCTGACCAGGCGGGCGGCGGCGCTGGAGGCCGGGGCGCTGGAGGTTTCGCTGTCGGAACTGGGGCGCATCATCCGGCTGCGGCGGGATGGGGTGCGGGGGGAGGTTTCCGATGGCTGAAACCACCATCGAATGGGCGCGCTTCACGTTCAACCCATGGACGGGCGCGAGTGGAACGGTGTCCCCATAACGAAAGGACCATGAGGTGAAGAACAAGCTGAGTGATCTGAACGACCATCTGTTTGCCCAGATGGAACGGCTGGGCGTGGAAGGCATCACGCCGGAGCAGCTGGAGATCGAGGTGAAGCGGGCCGAGGCGATGGTCAAGGTTGCCGACCAGATCAGCAGCAATGCGGACCTGCAACTGCGGGCCGCGCGGCTGTTTGCCGACCATGGGGCGGTCGTTCTGCCGATGCTGCCGCAGATCGGCGGCAAGACCGGGGCGAGCGGATCATGAAGGGCAGTCAGATTGGCTGGCTGGACGAAGAGCTTGCCTGGATCGAGGCGAACCGGACCCGCCCGCGAGCCGAACTGCACTCGGCATTCTGCTTTCGCTTTGGCCGCAAGGATGTGTCGCCGGGTGCCCTGAAAGGCCTTTGCAAGCGCAAAGGATGGCTGACAGGCCGGGACGGCCGCATTCCGCCCGGAAGCGTGCCGCCAAACAAGGGCAAGCGCATGCCGTTCAACCCGAACAGTGCAGCAACGCAGTTCAGGAAGGGCCAGCGCCCGCACACGGCAAAGGATGTGGGGCACGAGAGCATCGACAAGGACGGGTATGTCCGCATCTGCGTTGCCGAGCCGAACCCATGGACCGGCGCATCAACGCGGATGGTTCCCAAGCACCGCTGGCTTTGGGAACAGAAGCACGGGCCGGTGCCCGAAGGCTGTGCGCTGAAGTGCCTGGACGGCAACAAGCGGAACACGGACCCGGCCAACTGGGAAGCGGTGCCGCGCGAACTGCTGCCCCGGCTGAACGGGCGCTTCGGGCGCGGCTATGACGCCGCTGCGCCCGAGATCAAGCCGGTGATCATGGCCACGGCGAAGCTGGAATTCGCGGCAAGGGTGCTGCGGAACGGGGGCGCATGAACAGTGATTCAACAAGGAGAAGACCCGTGAATGATCGGCCGACATCGATTCAGTATGGGCTGGGCGTGGCCATCGGCCATCTGGTGATCCAGGCGCGCAAGGACGGCGCAAGCGATGACGAGGTGATCGCCACGCTGCGCAACACGATCCGCATTCTGGAGGACCACAGGGCCGTTCTGCGCGCACAGAGCGACCGCAATCCGGCGTTGACCGACGCCGTGGTTACGACCTTCATCCGGGCCGTTTGGGCCGCACGGGACAAGTCCATTGCAGACCATCCTCGCGCCCAATTGACCGCTTGTGTCTGCCCGGCCTGCCAGGGAACGGTCGATATCCGCCTGCTGCCGCAGGGCCGTATCCGGGCCGTGTGCCGCACGCTGGATTGCCTGAGCCTGCTGCAATGACCCGCGCCCTTGTGAAGCTGGTGCATGTCGGTTGCCGCGAGCTTGGCATCGATGACGACACGCGACGGGACCTGCAGTTGCAGGTCACCGGCAAGGCCAGCATGACCGAGATGACTGAGGCGGACCTGGAAAGTATGGTCCAGGCGCTGAAGGATCGGGGGTTCCGCCCGTCGCCCGGTGCCGCGCCGCGACGCAAGGCGGCAGAGCGGGGCGATGTGCGCTTTGCCCATGCGCTGTGGGGCAAGCTGTTCCGCGCCGGGGCGGTGGACCGGGCCGGGGCGGCGGGGCTGAACGCCTTCATCCGCGCCCGGTTTGAGAAAAGCTGGGGGGCTGCCCCCATCGACATCGATGCGATGCGCGACTGGCGGCAGATCGCCACGGTGATCGAGGCGCTGAAGGCGATGTGCGCCCGCGCGGGGATCAGGCTGTGAAGCGCGCCCCGGTGCATGTCACTGATCATGCCGTACTGCGCTATCTGGAGCGGCTGCATGGCCTGGATATCGAGGCGGTGCGGACCGAGATTGCCAGCACGGTCTGGCGCGCGGCGCTGGCCGGGGCAACGGGTGTGCGGCATGACGGGCTGATCTACCGGCTGCAGGACGGGGTGGTGGTGACCGTGACCCCGCTGTCGCACGAGCCTTTGCCGGGGCGCAGCGGCGAGCCGGAAGACGAGGACGGCCCGCCGCGCACCGCCCGGATGACCCGGCGCGAACGGGCGCGGCTGAAGGGGGTCAAGACCCGAAAACTCCGTGAGAGCCGCGTCGACGCGCGTCTGCCGTCCGGCGTGCTGGCGCGGGTTCTGGACGGGGACGATCCGGCATGACGCAGCCCTGGCCCTGCAATGGTCATTTGACAAATCAGGCGAACCGCCGCATCTTGGCGTCGTTCGGAAGCGCCTTGATAAGCGCCCCGAGCAAGACGACCGCAGGCGGTTACGCCCCGACAGAGCTTCTCAACCGAGATCAGCTTCATCCGGGTGGCATGTGCAATGTCCAAGGCGAAAGCCCAAAGGCACATGCGGATTGTCCTGCGGCAGTCTTATCAACACCCGGAGCCGTGTTGGCTTCCGTAACCGCAGGAGAATTGACCCATGTCTCAGCGAGACACCAATCTACCCATCCCGACCTGCAAGGTGACCTATGGCGAGTGGCAGGGCGACGCCTATCGCCATCACCGCCAGTGGCACCTGATCCCGAAGCAGATGAGCGACTATCTGACGCTCGACTGGAAGACGCAGTACCGCAAAATGAAGGGTGCGGACTACTCCGAAGGTATGGGCATTATGCCTATACCTTCGGGGCGCGGTGTTCAGGACACGGTGACCCTGACGCGGCCCTATTTCGGGTACTGGATGCTGTCGATCAGCGAGGGCAAGGTGCCGCCCGAGAAGCGCGATCGGGTCGCCGAGATGAAGCGCAAGCTGCTGGATGCCATCGACCGGCAGCTTGGCCAGATGTTCGGGATGCCGGGTCTGGCAGAGCCGGAAGACTTTGCGGCACTGCCGCTGCCGCCGGTCGTGCTTTCGCAGATGGAAGCGGGGGAGGTGCATCAAGCACGGGCGAAGGTGCTGGGCGACATGGTGGGGTTGAACGCCGCCCGGCTGATGCGCATCGGCCTGCCAGCGACCAAGGTCGCCAGTCTGCTCAACCGCTCGGTCTACTGGGCGCGCCAGCACCAGCGGCACTGCCGCCGCATCGGCCTCGTGCCGCTGACGCCGCGCGACCAGCGCCTGCTGGAACAGCCCTCGCTGTTCGGGGAGGGCTGAGCGATGCAAGCCGATTTGAAGGCGTTTCTGGAAACCATCGGCGGCGCAGACCTAATGGAAACGGTCAGCGTCGGAGAAGTGCTTGCGCGGTGGGGCTACCGGACCGAGGAAGACTGGGGAACCTATTCGAGAGAAGACCTGATCGCGAAGTACGGCGAACAGGTGCCGGTCTGGAAGTTGGCGGCGGTATTGACCAATGCGGGCGGCGAATTCACGACTGCTATGCCGGGCGGGTTCGGAGTGTTGGCGGATGCACACTACCAATTTGCTTGCGGGCGCTGCACCGACCCCCTGCTGGACGCGGCGTTTTCCGCTGCCAGTCCGGGTATGGCTGCCTACGTTGCGGGAAAGAAGGCTGTGAGCCATGTGTAACCACTGCCCCAACGACCCGCGCGACGCGCTGGACGAAGGCGTGGACGCGCTGGAAGGGCTGCGCGATCTGCTGTGCGAGGCAACCGGCAGGGACAAGCGCCAGTATGAAGGGGTCAGCCCCACCGGGCTGTACGCTCTTGTCCGCATGGTCGAGGAACGCCTGCAATACGCG